CACTTGTTCTAAATCCATGGTCTTCTGTGTGCTGACCAATGAATACATTTGGTGCCGCATATCTGTTTGCTGTGCCTACACTGATGCCACAATCTGCAAACGGAGTGCCTGACGTGTCTGCAAGTTCAATAGCCGCTAATGCCAATGTTGATGAATCGTTTCCTGATGCAACTGGAATAGCGTAAAGCTCAAGTTTGCCATCTACTGCTTCTGCACTTACACCTTCAATACCAGCATTTTTAATATCTGTAGCAAATTCTGCCGCAGTTGTGCCTGATAGTGTAATTGAGTTGCCATTGACAGTGCAAGTTTCACTAGCTGTCAGCGTTGGATTGGACACAGTGCCAGTTACTGCCGGATGAGCTGAGGCCCAAGAAGCATCTTTAACTGCACTTCCAGCCGAACCAACTTGTACCCATGTGTTTGATCTTGTTTTGTAGTACAATCTGTTGTAAGGGGTAGTTGCCACAATCGCGTAATCACCAATTGATCCAAAATCAGTTGTTGGCGCAGTGCCTGTAACAAAGTCAGTGCTTGTAACATATTTTGGTGTTTTGATTGTGAAAGTTTGTGATGTTTTGTTCCACTCTTTGATGCCAAAAGCAGAACTTGAAAGATCTAACCAATAAAATCCATCATTAGGTGTGCCACCAGGTGCACCAGCTGTTCCGGATAATTCTGCTGTATCTATGTTTGCTCTGATTACAAACGCACGATTGGCAATACCGAGGAAGGAGTAAGCCGCCTGCAAGCCATATTCATTAAGTTCATAACCTTGTATAGGTGTTCCTGATGCATCCGAATAGAACGTCGGATTACCAAATGTTTGTGTTAATTCTCTTTGTGATGATATTAAAAATATTTCGTTAGCATTGGTGCTCAACGTTCCTGACGCTGTACCTGTGCCTGTGCCGGATGTTTTGTTTTGGGAAGTAGCCACTACAACTAGTGGTACTGCTCCTGGGATACCTGGCACGTAGAATGATTCGTCTACTACGGTAACCTCTACTCCTGGTGATATTAAAGCCATTTTGTTTACTCCTTTGTAAGTTGTTAATATTTACCTGTCTACTGATAAATTATCCATATTTTTTAAAGGGGTCGGAAAGGCACGTATAAATATATGCGTGTTTAATGGAACAAATCATACAAGACCATTGTGTCAAGAGTGCAATAGTAAGCCTGCCGCCTACAATTATCGCCGTGGCGACAAAATATATTATAGAAAGAAGTGTGACTCCTGCATTAGAAAAACACATTCGTCAACTATTACTACACCAGCATGGCAACGAGCTGGATATGTCAAAGGTAAGTCATGTGAAATGTGTGGGTTCACTGCACAACATCCATATCAATTAGATGTGTATTATGTTGATGCTAACATGAACAACAATGTGCCTAGCAATTTAAAGACGGTTTGTGCAAATTGTAACAGATTGCTACATGTAAAGAAACGTGGATGGCGTCAAGGTGGTCTTACAGCAGATCGTTAATTTGTTTGTGTAGGTCTGCAATAGTACCATCATTTTTAATTGTGTTATTAAAATCGATGTTTGCCCATTTCCATTCAGAAGGATGTACATTTGTTGGTTCAGTGCCATTTCGCCTGTATCCTGTGAACCAGTCGGGATCTGGGCCACGTGCAACTCTCCACATGCGGCCGCCAAGCTCTTTAATTAGTTTGTCTTCATGTGTAAATCTAACATCTGCAATTACATAGTTTGTATTGGGATTATCAATTATTGTTTTCTTTAACAATATAGTCCAGGTGTGTATGTGAAATCCATCTCTCACCTCTGTGCCAAACTTTTGTAGCACATATCTTGGTGTGACATCGAAACCTAGTTCTTTTGACCAAAATTTATCTGGTATTTCTCTCCATTTTCTGCTTTCGTCAGTGTCCCCCTCCAGCAGGTCACGTGGCCATTCAAATATTGCGGCTACACCGTCTTTAAGTTTATCTGCAAATTTAACACTTCTGAAGTTGTGATTGTTTATTAAATGATTTGCTACAGTGTCTTTGCCAGACCCTATCAGGCCAGCTATTCCTATAATTTTACGCATCCGCCTCCGATTTGTCCGGTGCATTCTAGCCCATGCACGAAAAATCTTCTAGGTATATCGTGTTCAAACATTGCATAAGCAACAATGCCACAACAGACAACTGCTATTATAATCGCCATTACATGTGTTCTCATTCATGCTCTCCACCTGGATCACCTGCAGGCAATTCGGTCTTTTTGCCATTTATCCACACAGCGCCTCTGGCTCTGTTGACAGAGTGATAGCCCCATGAGTATGAACTTTTAGTGAGCGTAAATGTTATCACAGTGGTAAAGATAGCAAGTAAAAGTATGAAGTGTCCAATTACTGTGATTCCAAACACAAACCAAGAACCAAAATATAACGAAAATGTAATACACCACATCCATGCAAGTATTTGCAGTATGAGATGTCTAACGTTTTGATCAGGTATGTGTTTGAGTGGATTTCTATCGGCATTCATTATGCCATTCCAGGCATCATGTATAAATTCTCGCATACACACACTATATTATATTAATATTGTTATGTCAAATCTTTATATAAATTATTATCCAGATTGTATTTCCAATTGGCGCCACTATCTAATAACTGATTTGTAATTTTACTGTACTGCTCGACTATTCTGTTAATATTTTGCTCATCTGGAAAAACAAAACTATCTTGCTCATCTTCATCTTGTAAAATTTTTCTCATGCTGGTTAACCTTTTGATAGCATGAATGTGTTCAGCAGTTTGCTCACCAACTTCAAGTATTGTCTTTCTAAGCTCTGTAAGTGTATTAGCTGACTTTTCAAAAATAACTTTGCTTTCAAACCCGGTCTTGCCGTCCAGCCCAATCTCCCAACTATTGATAATGTCTGCGTATTTTGGATTCAGTTTGTTCAAACATTTACATAGCTTCTTTCTTTGTAACATAAGCTCGGTGTACCTGCGTGCTGAATGTTGCTGTTTGTCTTGTTTACTCCATGGCCTGCCCAAATATGACAAAGTTNTTTCTAAGGCTTTTTTAATTTCATCTCTAGTATGCATGTTGGATCTAACAACAACATGTGGCAAATTCTCTATTAGTTTTTCCATTTTGTCATCATAATATTTGCTTTTCATTTTTTGCAACCACGGGTAGTACCAATAGTACACTTTCTCGAGATCATTGTCTTTGTATGCTGTTACAATCTTTTTATCAATAAAAGAGTTGCCTGTGAAAGCATCAGACCATTTGGCTTGCTCTTTTCTGTTGAATTTGCTATTAGTAAACATCCAATTTTTGGATTTGCCAAGATTAAGTCTTAGTTTAAGTAATCTCTTTTTTGCCCATATGGTTGTGTCAGGATTTGTTAGCCAAATTATCTTCCTGTTTTTTGCATTTGTAAATGCATCTTCTTCCCATGGCACATGTACTTTGATGCATCTACTTCCGTTCCTGGCAAATTTCCAAGTAAAATCATTTGATTCTATTGCAGTGCCATTTGAATTAATAGTAGGTTCTACTCCGTTCAACATGTAGTTGATCATAGACATGAGAAAGTCACCGCCTTCGCCACCTTGCCATGCAAAAAAATAATGGATCAAAAATTTATCCTATATGGAATGATAAAGGAGTGCCGCCTTCAGCGTAGTTGCCAATTTCTTGTTCTAGTTTGGTCATTTCATTGATGCCTTCGTTTTTCAAAGTATCACCATTTAGACTTGCTCCACCTTGTGGTCCAGCAATAGTTTGAAATTTTGATCTAGCTTCACCAAGTGTCATTTTAGATACAGCAAGAGTGTATTCTCTAATCCACGGTTTTGCGTAAATGTCACTTAGCAATATAAAGTCTGGACGATAATTNTATTGTTCTATAAGCACAGTTTCGAGAGANCTTTGTCTTCTAAAAATGCTTAATCTTCTAGTTGGTTGATCATATTTAAAATTAATAAACCCGCCAAACATTCTTGCAACTAATTCTTGATATCCAGCAAACATGTTATATGTTGCTAAGCCACCTATTCTACCTGTTTGTAGTAGATACACATTAGTATATGCAAGTTCAAAGGGATCAAACACTGTGCCACCTTCTGAAGAAGAAGCGCCGCCTACTGTTCTTCTGTAAATTTTGCTTACATGTGTGACTTCTGCAGGCATTGTATATTCTGTTTGATCTTCTTGTAATTCTAAAAATCCATAAGATTCTTCTACTGAATTAGATGATCTTTGCCTAAATTTGTCAACAGCAGAAGTAAAAGCCATTTGTAAATGCTTTGGATCTAATTCGACCTCGATCATGCCGTCGCCTAATCTGGTTTTTACATAATCAAATATTTCCTGCTTTGCCGCATTTACTTGTGCGTCTGTAGTAGCTGAGAGTCCTGTGTCTGGCATATGTGTATTTATAGAACCATAAATATGTAAAATGCCAAGACTGTCTTTATATAAACCAGAAAAAGGTAATGATTTCGCCTTCCAAGATCGTAACATTTCTGAAGCGTTTCAAGTGGGCGGCACAGATGCGTATATCCACAAGTACATGGGTCCTGTTGATCAAGGTGGTGATGATAAAACACAGCCACAAAGATCAGGTGATTCATTAAACGAACTGGCTATACAAGATATGCTGTTTCTTGAAAACAGAGACCGCAGGTATGATCCAGATGTATATCACACAAGAACAATTTATAATGTAAGTGATATAGATTTTGATCTTACACAGTTTGGTATGTTTTTACAAAATGATCAAGTATTTTTTACATTCCATATTAAAGATATAGTTGATATTTTAGGTAGAAAAATTATGTCAGGTGATGTAATTGAACTGCCACATTTAAAAGATGAATATTCACTAGATGAAACTGACACAGAAGTATTAAAAAGATATTATGTAGTAGAAGATGTATCACGTGCGGCAGAAGGGTTTTCAAAAACATGGTGGCCACATTTATACAGAGTAAGGTGTAAGGGCATAACAGACGCACAAGAATACAGAGATATATTAGGCGATAAAACAGAAAATACTGCACAAAAAACACGTGATAAAGAACTTGAGATCAATGATGCAGTTGTTGATCAAGCAGAAGTAGAAGCACCTGAATCAGGCTACAACACAAAACAATATCATGTAATGCCTACAGACGAAGAAGGCAAAGTTGCATTGGTGACTGTTGACGATGAAGATTTAAAGGTTGACACAGGACATCTCAACGTTGATGCTGTGTATCAAACTCCAGGAGCAAATGGTTGGATAGAAGGATATTTGACTGCTGATGGACTGCCAGCAAATGGCGAAACATATTCGTTTGGTACATCATGGCCAACTAAACCGATTGAAGGCATGTTCTTTTTGCGTACAGATTACACACCGAACAGATTATTTAGATATGATGGTAGACGTTTTGTTAAGATCGAAGATGATGTGAGAGTAACCATGACACAAACTGACACTCGTAACACAAGTAAAACTTCATTTATTAACAACAGTAACACAACAACAAGTGCCTCAGATGGGTCAACTACTACACCAGAACGTGTTGCACTTAGTAAATTACTTAAACCACAGGCGGACAACTAATGCAACATTTTTATGACGCACAGATAAGAAGATATATTTTGCAGTTTATTAGAATGATGTCTAACTTTACATACGTAACAGGACAGAATTCAAAAGGTGTATCAGAAACGTTGCAAGTGCCTGTCAAATACGGAGACATGAGTAGACAGGTTGCACACATTATTAAAAAAGGTTCGGAAAACACACTAATACCTGCTCCGCAAGTTTCTGTGTACATCACTGGATTAGGCTATGACAGACCGAGAATGCAAAATCCATATCACATAGATAAAAAACATATTCGTGAAAGAGAATTTGATACTTCAACATCAGAATATACAGGTGCGCCAGGACAAGCACACACTATTGAAAGAATCATGCCTACGCCTTTTCAGATTACTTGGAAAGCTGATATATTTTGCACAAACACAGATCAAAAATTACAAATACTTGAACAAATACTTGTGTTGTTCAATCCTGCTTTGGAATTACAAACTACTGATAATTTTTTAGACTGGACATCATTAAGCTACGTAGAACTGACTGATGTTAATTTTACTTCACGTGTGATACCACAAGGCATTGCAGATGAACTCGACGTTGCATCGTTGACGTTTACAACACCAATTTGGTTATCGCCTCCAGCCAAACTTAAAAAACTTGGTGTTATTGAAAAAATTGTAATGAGCATCTACGACGAAGAAGCAGGCACAGTAGATGTTGATGGTATTCTTGGAGAAAGTTTAATATCAAGACAAAATGTAACACCAGGACAGTATGGATTGTTAGTTTTAGGTAACAGACTCACGTTGTTAGGCGCTTCAAGCACTACAGATCATTCACATGCAGATAACAGATCCAATAAAGCATTTGAATCACAGTCACAGTACGGCACAAAAATAAATTGGACTAAGTTAGAAGCATTGTATTCTAAACAATTCACAGGCGGGATATCTGTAATAAAATTACAGCAAAGTGTGACTACAATCAGTAATGAGAATACTTTTATCAATGTTGAAGGCACAGTTGCTATTGATCCACAAGATGCAATGACCATGTTGTTCACAGTTGACTCTGACACAGTTCCGACTAATACGTTAGATGCTGTAGATGCCGTAATTAATCCATTAACGTTCAATCCAAGCAATGCCGCAGTTGGCACTAGATACTTGCTGACTGAGTCAATTGGTAGCCCAGTGAATTCAGAAAGTAAAACAGCTTCTGACACCGACAACAGAGCATCAGACGATACGCCTCCTCCATCAGCTGATGAAGAACCAAACACGTCTTCTGCTTGGGGTAATACTATAGCAAATGTAAATGATATTATACAATTAAATGCAGATGGTTTTTGGGATAGGAAGTTTGATGCTGATGCTAATACAGATTTGTCAGATTCAACTTTTGCTACACAACAATACGTTACCAATCTTACTAGTGGTATACAATATAAATGGGTGCCAGCTAACAGCATGTGGGTCAAATCATATGAAGGCTTTTACGAGCCAGGTACTTGGTCTATTACTTTTTAAAGCATAAAATACATGTATGAGTGAAATAATTTGTTCTGGATGCCTATTCTATTCTAAGGCAACCAAACGTTTTTTGTTTTTGCATAGAAATATTAAGCAAAAAGGCACTTGGGGCATTGTCGGTGGCAAATCATCTGACAAAGAATCACCGTGGCAGGGATTGCAAAGAGAAATTGTAGAAGAAGTTGGCTTTGCTCCTACAATTACCAAAAAGATTCCTTTGGAATTGTTTGTTTCAAAAGATACACGATTTAAATTTCACACGTTTGTTTGTGCAGTTGAACAAGAATTTATTCCAAAACTTAATGCAGAACATTCTGGCTATGCATGGGTAAGTGTCAACAGTTGGCCTATGCCATTGCACGATGGTGTGAAAAAAACTTTACGGAATAAGTCAATAAAAACTAAATTGCAAACTATTTTAGACTTGATAGTCTAATTACATCATTGTTACGAAAATATCAATAACACCTTCGCCTGAGCTTGATTCAACTGCTTTGCCTATTACAGTGCCTATTGAAGGGTTAGCTTCTGCTCTTGCTCGGCCGTTGCCTGCTGATACAAGCAAATCACCTGGTTCAATGTTTCCAGTAACTTTGCATGGAACACGTCCAGTCATTGCTAATTTTACACCTTGTGCACCTTCATTTAATAAAAATCCTGGTTCAGTTGAAACAACGCCAGCTACAGATTTATGTCCATCTTCATTACATTTTGCAACTTTCTTTTGACCTGCAAAATGCACTACATCTCCTGGCTCAAGGTCAGTGTCGTCTGTTGGAAAAATCTCCGCCAAATCCGCATACTGTGCCGCTGTAACTGTACCTGTAATGGTGCCAGTTACTCGCAACGCATCACGTATTGTTATTTGAGTTGAGTCGTGTGCAACCAGTGTGTCAGTTCTAATGTTCAGTATCTCTACCTCAGATGATGATTGTGATTCTATTGAATCTACAGTAATATTGGCATCTAGGGCAACCGTGAGTACCTGTGTACTGGATGTGTCAGTTGTGATACTATTACCACCGGATACTTGCAGTGGTTGTGTACCTAGGTCAACTTCCATTTTGGTTGAATCATCACCTACAATTTCCAGTACTGAAGATAAATTTCCTACTTCTGTGTCAACATATGCTTTAACTGATTGTTGTGTTGGAATAAGTGAAGCCGAGTTAGAAGACATGTCGTCTTCGTCAACAAATGCTGTTGCTGTGATAGTACCATCTGATAATGAGCCAAATGTGACTGTGCCTTCAACGTCTAATGCATCATCTATATTAATTGAACCTGATGCATCAGCTTTAATTGGACCACTGATAGTAATACCATCATTGAAAAATACGCTGGTAGAATCAGCTGATGAAATAGTTTCAACTACTAGCGCCGCACCAGTAATAGTTCCAAATGTTCCAATATCTTTTGATGCATCTACAACTACTGCTTTATTTGCCGCCACAGTACCGTTGGTAATGCCATCTAATTTTTCTAGATCAGTTTCATTCATATCAGCTGAGCCAATAACAAATGAGCCCGATGTTGTTACATCGCCAGTTGCTGTTATAGTTGATGCTGTTGTGATTGCTCCTTCAACGTCCAGTGCGTCATCAATATTGATACTCGCAGATGCATCTGATTTGATTGGGCCACTTAACGTTATACCATCGTTGAAAAACACACTGGTAGAATCAGCTGATGAAATAGTTTCTACAACCAAGGCCGCCCCAGTAATTGTTCCAAAAGTTCCTATGTCTTTTGATGCATCTACAACTACTGCTTTGTTTGCCGCCACAGTACCGTTGGTTATGCCATCAAGTTTTGTTAAGTCAGTTTCGTTAATATCAGCTGACCCAATAACAAATGATGTACCGGCAGTGATTGCTCCAGTCGTTGTTACAGTTGCTCCTTCAATGTTTGCAACTAATGTTGCTGTTGATGAATCTGTAATTGCTGTTGCATCATGTCCTGAAGTTGATAGCACAGCTTTAAATTTGTCATCTCCTTCATTCCAATACAGCACAGCATTATTGCCAGCTGAACCACGTTCAATCATTATACCAGCGTCGACATCACTGCCGCCTGAATTTGTTTTTGACAGAATCATTAATGGATCAGCAACTGTCACGTTTGTTGTATCTACATAAGTTGTTGTTCCTGAAACTGTTAGATCGCCTGCTATGTTCGCCGCACCACCTATAGTTAAATTACCGCTAATGTTAGCAGTGCTGGCTCCAACTATTGCACCACTGATGTTTACACCTTCATTAATTTGTATAGCTGTAGAGTCACTGGTTTGAAAAACTTGTGCATCAATTATGTCTGCGTTAAGTGTGCCTGTTGCAGTGATAGTAGCGCCTTGAATTGTTCCTGTTGCAGTTACATTTCTTAATGAATCAATATCGATGTTAGAGTCAGCGACTAGTGCCTTATTAGCGGCCGCAGTACCATCAGTAATGCCATCTAATTTTTCTAGATCAGTTTCACTCATATCAGCTGACCCAATAACAAATGAACCTACTGCTGTAACATTGCCACCGGCTGTAATAGCGCCACCTGATGTAATTGCACCTTCAACGTCCAGTGCATCATCTATGTTAATTGAAGCTGATGCGTCTGATTTGATTGGGCCACTTAGTGTAATACCATCATTGAAAAACACACTTGTTGAATCAGCAGAACTAATAGTTTCAACTACTAGAGCCGCGCCTGTGATAGTGCCAAAAGTCCCTATGTCTTTTGATGCATCAACAACTACGGCCTTGCTTGCCGCTACTGTTCCGTTTGTGATGCCATCTAATTTTTCTAGATCAGTTTCACTCATATCAGCTGAGCCAATAACAAATGAACCACTTGTTGTAATATTTCCTGTTGCTGTTACAGTAGATGCTGTTGTAATTGCGCCTTCAACATCTAGAGCATCGTCTATGTTTATGGTTGCAGAATCGTCAGCTTTAATTGGTCCTGCTACAGTTATACCATCATTGAAAAACACACT